TTTTTTTTTTTTTTTTTTTTTTTTTTTTTTTTTTTTTTTGGAAAAGACCACCATGCTCTACATTAAGAGCACAACAATCATTTTAAAATTGTATAACTATATTCATCGTGGTAAAAAATTCACCGGGCAAACACCCGGCTGAAAAAGCCATAACTTATTAGTTACACAATCATTTATAAAATGATCGAAGGGTGTCTTGCGACAACGTGCATTATAAACACGTTCGAGTATGATATTCCCCTAACTCGATAGGGCTTGCTAGTCTATTCGCCTGCAAGAAAGCGATAAGTTTTAAGACATTTAGGTCAAATTGTTCTAATTAGGAACTGGAGATCCACCAAACAAATTGAAAACAGGAACGTTTAAGAAAAAGTGTAGATTAAAATCAGTACCAATTCCTACATGTTTCCATATCTTCAAAATTTGAGTATCTACTGGAGAATTACCTGTTGTAGGTGAGATTTCGAGAATAAGATTATCATCGAAGGAACCTTCAGTTCCAATTGGATCGGTAGCATTCTTTGGGTCCGTAGTTTCAAATCTATATTGACCCATATGAGGACACAATACAGAAATACCACCTTGAGTTAATTGTGTTGTAAGAGAACATCCAGAACAAGAAGGATCTGTATTATTACGAAAGAAATTCGCATCTGCTGATCTAGTTCCACCAACAAAAGTGGGTGCTACATTTATAGCATTACCAGGAGTTAAAGGTGTTTTAACAACTTTTATACTATTAATGGGCTTATCAGAATCAACATTAAAAGTCCATATCATGGAACCCCTTTGACCTACAAAGGCTGGAGCTATCCAATTATAGAAAGTATTATGTGCAAAATTAAAATTAAAATTCGTCGAAGTAGCAACTAAACCCTTTGCGGAATGAATACCTGAAGGATCATACCCATAATAGATAGGCCAACGAGTAAATCTTTGACGGATGATGGTATATTTATCATCCGACATAGACATTGGTTCACACCACACTGTAGATAAAACAGTTCTCCGTAATATACTTCGCAATGATAATACTGTTTCCCCATAATTAACAAGATATTTATCTTTAAAGTTAGATTTAGTTGCTCCAATTACTGAAGTCATTGGAGCTCCATAAACATCAGAACTTTGTACTGTAAAAGCCGAAGCTGTAGTAATAGGATTAACAGGATTAGCCAATTCAAAATTATCAGCAGCTCTAACAAAAACCAAGATTTTAACAGTTGATGAAGCTATAGGAGCTGTAAGTGTATTTAAAATACGCATTTGTATAGTTCCATTATCTCTAGCAGGATCAAATATATAAGCCGGACTTGTTGATAAAGACCACGGAATATTTGCTGTGTTAATATTATCAGGAACATCCCGTGCTATTAACCAAGAAATAGCTTGTTGATAAGGTATTCTAATTTCAACATCTGTATCCTCAGCCAAATCGACTATTTTCGTAAAGACAACAGAAGAAGAAATAGGATCAGCAGTCAAATTTTGGGCAGCAGTACCAGCAGGATCATAAGATATTCTTACTCTCCCTCGATGATACTTTGAAGCAATAAATTTAAATCGAAAAATTACATCACCTCTCCAACCTTTAAACAATAAAGCTGTCCAACAAAGAGGAGTCATATATAATAAAGGATTTGAACCCGTAGATATATCATACATGAGTGGACTAATCACAGATGTAAATAATATTCTGTCAACTGCTCCCGACGTACTCCAAGAAGCAGTAGTCAAATAACTTTCTTTCTGTATTATATTAGATATTGCCAATTCATCAGTTGCTGGTAAACCAACAACAGATGGATCAACACATAACTCATTTTTAGGATCTAAAGTTAATTTTTCTACTGGATATCCTATTTCGCTAGTGGACATTTGAGGAAATGGAACACTTCTAAAGGGCATAGTATCAGCGATAACTGGAACATTAGTGAATCCAAACATTGAAGCTATAGAACTTATAGCAGATGCACCTATCTTAGTTGCTGTCGCAAATTTACCAATCAAGGGAACATTTTCTAAGCAAGAAGCTACATAAGCAATCGCACTAGCAGGTTTAGAAACTACTCCTTGTCCATACTCATCCTTAGATTGAAGAGCCAAGCCTAGTGTGTTACCAGATATCTTAACATTTTCTGCCCAAGCATATACAGTCACAGCAGCTCCACCTAATCCTAGTGCATTTGCACTATCTAAAGAGGTATAATTTACAAAATTTAAACTTCCAAAATTTTGAAAATCGGAACGAACTTGCACTCGCAACCAATTTCTAAAATTAAAATAAGGAAGCACCATTTCTACACTCTCTTCATCTTGCGGATTTATCCACATGTGCGGTCTCTGAGATATATTAATAAAATATTTAAAAGCTGCATCAGGAGAAGCCGTAGATGGAGTTAGAGTTGGTAAAGGTGTATAATGGGCTAACATCGATCCGAAATAAAACGGAGAGGCATTGATCATCACTTTGATTTTAAGATCAGCTTGTAAAAAAGCGAAATTATCCAATTTCTTTTTAATTCTTGTATCATTAAAAAATAAATCCCAAGGTTGAAAAGATCTAACAGTTCCTACAGCATCTGCTTCATTCCAGATAAAATTAGCTATCTTAACTGGTCTAGATAAAAAACTTTTCAAATCTAATGGGGTTTCATCAATAATGGAATTAGGATCAGTTTCATGGTAAAAACCTGAATATGTAGAATTATTCTTATCAACAAATTCAACAGTTTCCTCATTAGTAATTACGTCATTCGATGAAGATGCTTCAGAAATAGCAACATCTTCACTCTGAATACGAAAATTGTATTTCAATTTATCGATATGCGCTAAGCACTCTTCACAAAAAAGTGGATACGCAACACACATCTTATCAATTGATTCCGCATCACGCATAAGCTCTCGAAAAAGACACTGTGTTGGGTTTTTGGGAGTATTCACTCCCTCTTGAGTCTCATTTAGTCTCGACTCGCTACTTTGGCTACCCTCATTGGTAGCATGATTATTAAAGTTAGCAATTAGTTTATAATTCATACAAGTTAATCAGACTATGTATAAATGGTGTATTTGAGAACTACCCAGGTTCGATGCTTTTTAAGACTTCTCAGGTCAGTGCCCACTTTAAAGTTGTGGGCAAACTAAATTTAACGTGAAAATGAAAATGCAATTTATTTTGTTTATGAAGATGCTTTCCAAAAAGCATCTTTCAAAGTATCCCAAGCAGGAATACCTTCCTCCGGCACATAATATCCTAAATTGTTTTCAAGTATCAATTTATTAAACATTTTTCTTTTCTGGTGAAAAGTATCTTTACCATACCAAAAATATTCTCGTAATGCAGTTCCCATAAGAATTACACTATGTTCTTCATCACATAAATTTTTACTCTTAATATTAATTAAGAGCATTTTTTCAATAGAATCATGTTCTAAAGGAGCTACATAAGCACCTATCTCACTATCGAATCGAAATGTTCTTTTTAAAAAAGATACATCTTTTATATGTATGAAAGGTATAGATGCAGCTGTTTTCTCAGCCATAGTGTAGATTATACCCACACTAGCTAAACATGCTTGTATAGAAGTGTGATTAAACCAATCAATATCTTTATGTACGCTCATCATATTATCGTCACCATAAGTAAAAAGACATACGAACTTTTTAAAATCAGCACATTGTCCATTACCCAATATGGAATAACAATAACGCATATATAAGCAATTAACCAATCCATTGATAATAACTGTAAAACTATGTCCAGAAGGATTAGAACAAGCAAATTGAATAAGATCTCCATTGAAATCCACAATAGGAAAAGCCACATCATGAGCTATTCCATCAATTACTAAGAGTTCTTCAGCAGAGTATCCAGCCGCTTCGCAAATATTTCGCAAAATTTTAAAAGCTGCTAAAATAATACAACTAGGCATACGCTTATCGTACGCCTTATAATCTCCAGCAACCATCCTATCTTTTCCATATTTGGTAATATGGTGAAATAATTGTTCCCATTCAATACTCTGACATATAGTTCCTGGTCCAGATTCAAATAAAAAACGTTTATTTTGAATAAGACGAGATAATGATAGCATATATTTACGTTGTACAAACGTAAATTCCGCAGGAGCACCCATGAAAACTCGAGTCTTATTTGCAGCAAATTTTGCATAAGTCACAGCTTCATCTTTGAGATTACCATTAAAAATTGGCATATATCTAGTCTTTGATTTATAAGCTTCAATACAAGAGTCTACTCGTTCCATCACTTCTTCATCAAACATAACAGGATCTAGATTTCCACCCAAAGGATCAATATCATGGATAAATTGTCTTTTACTACATTTCCAAGGATTGCCCATACTAGTATTTCTATTAATCTTTTCAACAAAGGGTACTCCAGCAGCTCCATTCATAGTAGTAAAGTCGTCATAAACAACAACATTACTCAAATCTTCAGGAGTTAAACCCTCTAGAATATCAGCAGTAAAAGCATCAACACAATCGTCAATCACATCTTGACGCATGTGAGTTATTGGATTAACCATATCATTCATTGCTAAATTCCAAGGTTCCCAACCAGACATATTTGGTGCACAATGTTTGGCTGAATATCCTAATTTTGAATACTCATCATGTAGTAAAGTTTTAGCAACAGCACTTTTGCGCTTATTCCTGAAACCTTTAAATGTACCATAAAACATCCCATTACCAGTTTCACAATAGCGTACCACAGATTTAGGGTGGGAATCACCCAATATGCGTGGTGCACTAGGAGCTGAAATGGAAATAGAACCAGCTTGAATAATTGGACCAAATTGGATAATATCCTTCTCAATATCCTTTTTATTCAAAGCTATAGCATATATTCGTTCATTTCCCCCCATAACATGGAGTCCTGCAATTATGGCTCCCATAGGAGAATTCAACACCAATAGAGAACCACATTCACCATCCTTAGTTGGAATGTCAATGTAACCCTTATATATGGGTCCTAAACCAACTTGATAACTAAAACTTGGCTCAAAATCTATAGCGGCAATATCTCTTTGTAGCAATTCACCTTCATTAGTGCGTGTTAAATACACACCTTTTTGACGGGGAGTAATAGCTTCCAATGGCAAATATGATATCAAATCCTTACGTGGGATCATATTAGGTAGCTTCAGATATGCTATATCTCTAGAAGGGAAACGTAACACTTGAGAAGGAGTAACAATAAACTTGGTATTTGGATTTAATCCATAACCAATATTTGAAATAATTTCCAATTCAAATGGTTCATCAACAGAATCTGGTAATCCATGATTGTTAGTAATATATATATTACCTCCTAAGCATAGAGAACGCACAAAGCGTAATCCTTTTTCTTCTCCTTTAAAAATTGTACTCTTAAAGAGAACACAATTTCTGGAAAAAACTTCAATACTTTCCTCAAATGTTAAATTTGAACATAACACCTTTGGAGTCAAAGCAAATTTTATCATTTGCTCTTCTTTAGCATACCATACATTTTCTTTCTCATGTGGCAGAGGTACAGGTACAGTACCAATTTCTTTACGTTTAGATTGTAAACTAGAACAGCCTTCATCATATACATGTTCGTCAAAATCACTAGTAGACATTTTTTCAACGCAATCTTTTCTACTACAATTTCTTTCAACTTTCTGTATAGGAGTTTTACTCTTTTTATTCGGAAAAATATTTGAAAGTATAGTTGAAACTACAGCAAAAGAAGCTACACCTGAAGCAGTAAATAATAAAAAACCGGTGACATATTGGTTAGAACATAGATCTAAACGAATTTTCTCTCCAAGTATTTTAAACATAACTTTCATACCAGTAAAATTCCCAAAAAGGGAACGTAATAATTTCAAATGCCAATATTCACCAAATATCCATATGACAAAAAATGCAATAAATGAATATTCCATAAAAGCTAGCATATGTATATAAAATAATACTTTAGCTTTAAAGAAAATGCTTTGTTCCATTATAATTTTCCTTTTAGAAGTATTTAAATCTTGAGAAACTATTCTCTCTCCATTTTCATCAGCAAAGACAACATTTTCATCAGTGTATATACAATAATGATCATACTGATTATAACACTGAATACAAAAATATCCACTCATGCGCTCAAGAGCTTCATGCCAAGCCATTTTAAATTTAGACATAGGTTGTGGTTGCACTTCTTCTCGTATGTCATCAGCTTGGGTTCGATTCCCGCCTGACATATAATTTTTAAATTCTTCCGCGGTTCTCGCTTCCTCTTCAGGTGTTCGCCTCTCACGCGAGACAAAAGACCTATGTTGTTGAAGCAAAGCTCTCCCCTTTTCATGGGGAGTCTTGCATAGACATTCTGATAATAATATATTACAATCAGGACATAAGCATTTATAGTAATCTTCCTTCTCTTCAACCGTACATTCACAATTAAGAGAATCAAGCTTACAACGTGCACATTCATCTTTGCAAGTGCATGTAGTAGTTAACCTACAATACTTACATACGGAAACAGAATACATCATTGTATTTGCATCCATAGCTTTCTTTTGATTATGTGCATGTTTTTCAGATTCAATTCCAAACCATTTTAGATATGTATGAATATTATCAAATCTACAAATTTCAACAAGTGTAGCTGTATCGGGTTGTCCTTCAACTACTACAGGCATGGGTTTCTTAATAATAAAATCCCAAAAATCAGGCAACTCACCAGGTTGTAAAGTTGGTAACTTATGACCTACTATCATTCCCTCATGGGCATATTTCTCCTTAGGAGAAACATTAACCACGAAAGGAAATCGTCTAGAAATAGCCAATGGACAGCTAAAATAAGCATGTACATTTAAATGTTCTGTATTAGTGGTACCAATAAGTAATTTAGCTAGTAATGGAGTTTTACCTTTATCAGCTAAATCAGCTTGAACTGGAACATAAGAAACATTATTATTAATTTGTAGCATCTCCATAAGTGTTGGATCAGGAGCATTACCTCCTGGTCTTAAAAAACCAATATCGTCCAAAACAATACACCATTGAGTGGAGTTAAAATTGGACCAATAGGGATTGGCTGGATCACGTGGATACATAAATTCTGGTTCTACTGTTAAACCGTGTAAATTTCCATAGTAACTAAACATAGCATTCTTTAAAGATGTCTTACCAATACTCGAAGCTCCAAATAATAAAATAGAAAAAGGAGCTTCTCTATCGCGTAAGGCGGCTTTCTTAGTTAATTCAGTGGCTTTAATCATTTCCAATTTATTAACTAATTCAAGAATTTGTTTCCGTTCAAAACTTTCTGCAGAAGCAAATTTTTTCATTGCATTACCTTCTTCAATTGTAGCTAATAAGTCGGCTGTAAATTTGAAGCGATCTACACCATGTGGCGTCGGATTACTCAAAATAAGAGCTTCTCTTTGCAATTTGGCACATTTTTCATACCAAGCTTCATAAGTAGAACCACTATGAAAAATGGGATCTATTGAGCCAGTACGCATACATTGTATGCCTTGACGTAATAAAAAGGTAATTGTATCAATAATGGAATGAATAAAATCAGGTCCCATATAATACTGTCGTTTGACAGCCTCAGCTTCGATCTTATTATACCTACAATTGTCGAAAGTAATTCCAACTTTTGCAAATATGCCTAAACTTAAAGCGTACAAACCAAAGCGATATAATTTCTTAAATATTGGTAATTTTTTAAGTGAATCATACGAATTAATATATTTACGTGCAGCATCTAAAGCTTCTAAAGAATCTAAAGATTGAATTTTATCAGGTTGTTGATTACATCCATCTACATACACTCCTAAGATCTTAACAAAAGCAATAGAAAGCATTGAATTGAGACTAATAGCAGCCCCACGTAGTTTACAATACGTTGAAATAGCCACTATTCTATCGAAAGAATTTGTAGCTTTGAGCATGTTATAAATGAGAATAGAAACATCCTCACCTAGCTTAACAAACACATCTGTACTGTGTGGTAATGTAATATAATTAGATAATAAAGATTTATCCAAATCATCTCGATCCATATGAAATCCAAGAAAGCGTGTCATGCTTTCTCCTATAGCTTTCATACTATTCTGATTTCCTGAAATAGGTGCTCCGTAAAAATCGGTAGCTTGAACACAAAAATTGTGTTCTTTCCTCCAAATGGCTTGGGAGGCTTCTCGAGCCATATCAATCTCTTGAATGGCTGCCATTTCAATATTATGAAGTTCATAATAATTATACACTGGGTCTGATTTCAGGGAGGGTGCAGTGCATGCAGAATGTTTTGAAATTAAATCGTTTGTAGTTGTAATTGTATTCATTCTGGTTTTTAAAATACGTATTATTTCTCCGGGTAGACGGATAGATCTCGATTTTTACGTGATCAGTAAGTTATTTTGAAATATAGTTGTGTACTAGTATAATACTATATAGGCCATAAAGGTGTCATGTCATTGCTACGGCAATGATGCCTCAAGTGTTACAACTGCGCATAGAGCGGCTCCTACATCAAATAGGTGGCGAATCAACTCTTGATACTTACGTCAGGGGAACTCCCCTGGAGTGGTAGTGTAACTAGTAGAAGTAAAATATTTTGACAAAAATATTTAAAAATAACTATTGTCTTCATTACAGATGAAGATAACAAGGTGAGATACGATAAAGGTATCAATCACACTATTTTTATTAAGATTTTAAAAGTGTATAAATACACATATTAAAAAATATTATATAAAATTTTACAAAACATAAGAGAAACTAAGTCTCTTAAGCCCCATGCCGAAGATTAGGGTTAATGTATAACAAATATAGTTTAAACACATTGCGGTGTATGAAGGTTGACAGAAATGATCTGCCGATCAGTTTTGTTAAAGGGGTGAAACTCCTCTTTTGAATTTTAAAATTCTGTTAAAAATCTAAATGTTAAAGCGAATATGCAAAAATGTTAAAGCGAATAGTTGAATATGTCAGTCCTATTGCAGTAAATAAATGCAAATTGCAGTAAATAAAGCATAACATGTTAAAATAATTTAGTAAATGTTAAATTGAATAGGCGAATCACTCAAGTATTGCCAATTAAAGTAAATAAATTAATTAAATTAACAATTGAATAATAAAATTCAAACACGAACGACGTGAGTTGTTTAAGATGAAGGGACGTTATCCCAAATAAAGTATATATATTAGCGATTAAGCTAATATATATA